GTAGTGTCAGACCCTGCCCTAAATGTTAAAGTAGAATTTGTAGTGTTATCAGCAGTTGTAATTGTAGAGCCATCGTTAGCAACAAACCCACCGTTAAAAACAGTCGCAGCCGTGGTGGTCAGGACGCCTGTTACTAAGGCAGTGCCATCTGTTACAGAATTTCCAGCTACGTCAAAGTTTGCTCCAACATTAAGATCCGCAGAAAAAGTAGTATCACCATCTGAGGCAATAGTAATAGCACCTACTGTGCTTGCAGAGCCAATAGTCTTACCGTCACCAATGATTATATCGTCAGTAAATGTGGCAATTCCTGTTACGCCAAGCGTTCCACCTACGGAAGCATCATCCGCAACAACCAGATCGTCACCAACTATCAAGTCATCAACTTTAGTAACTCCTGCAAGGTTAACAGCAGTAAGAAGATCGTAAACAATGCTGTCAGCACCAAGACCGTCTGTCGCAATAACTTTTGTTTCACCAGCGAGAATCGCAACTTGCTCACTCGTAGTGTCAGACCCTGCCCTAAATGTTAAAGTAGAATTTGTAGTGTTATGGATAAACCAAGTTTTAGAACTGGTAAGGGGAAGCAACGTAACAGCACAAGCCTGACCGCCGCCTGTGAGCTTTAACCCAAGACATCTATCTGCGTCCAGCGCACCGTCTGCAATCGTAATGTTGTCAGTAGATGCGTTCGCAATTGCTCTGGTTCCCCAAGCAACTGCCTGACCGATTATTTCTAAGTTGGTATTCGTAGTATCGCCCCAAGTACCAGACTGTTCGCCAGTGCCGATTTCTTCAAGGCGTAAATTGTTGACATATGTACTAGCCATTTTAAATTCCTATAGTTCTACCACGTTCCACGAAGAAGCGGAGGGTGGTGTTACGGGGTTATAACTCGGATTCTGGTTGGGGACAACATCGCTCCATACAAGAACCTGAATCGGTGTTACGCTTGCGGTAGCAAAAAGACCTGTGACATCCACATTGGCGTTACCGACGACAAGTGCGCCAACATCTCCAACTTGGCCTGTTCCAGCGACACCTGTAAGCGTTAAATTTGCTGTTCCTACTACTGTAGTAGCACCGGGTGAGCCTGTGGCTGCTATTCCCGTTACTGATATACTAGCTGTTCCTGTAACGGTAACTGCGCCAACTGATGCAGTAGAAGTTAAACCCGTCACAGGTTGTACGGCGGTTCCTACAACGGTAACTGCCCCTACAGAAGCAGTCGATCCGGGCAGAGCTACGTTGTTGCCCCAAGTGCCACCATTCCAGCCTTGACTGGAAGAGTTCCACCCTAAATAGGCAACAACCATATCAGTCATTAGGCTATCCTGATAATCGCGTTACTTGCATCGGCTGTGGGAAATACAACAGTAAATGTGCCGTTACTAGCTGATTTATCCGCACCAAAGTCCAGAACAACCACAGAAGGATCACCAGTTGCGGTGTCGTTAAAGATTAGAGCGCCACGAGCCGTAAATGTTGCAGAACTATAGGAGGCATCAGCAAAATCTGTTAATGCGGTAGTTCCAGAAGCTGAAGGGTTCACGTTCGTTAAGGCCACACCCTTCGCAACATACGCGCTACCCGCAGTGTTGCTGATTTCATTACCGCTAGTGTACGCAGTAGTTGCCGCAGTAAATGTTGCACTGTTAGTGTACAGTGCCAACCTAAACGTGTTGCCCCCGCTCGCTAAAAAGTTGTGCTTGGCCTCAAGAAGCTCTTTCTTAAAGCTCGTACACATGAAGTTACCATTAAAGGCCATGTCACAATCTCCTTATAAGTGACGCAAGCTCTGGATGTCCTGCGTCGGTTAATGCGTTATATACAGTAGTTCTGTCGTTTTGCACAGCATCAGCTAAATAAAATTCTACCAGCTTAACTATGTCTTGCTTAAAAGCGTGGGCTTGCTGTTGAATTGCAGGATGAGCAGTCTCAGAAACCGAAACAATCTTATCTGCGCATCGTTGTGCAATTTCTTCAGGGGTAAAGCCTCGTCCGTTAGAGGTATGAACCTCTACTTTGTAATCGTCTGGCAGGCCAATATTCATACTAGGTATCATGTTTTCTCCCTCATGATTAAACCAGTGCGGTAAGCGTCAGTAACTTCTTGTGATTCGCCAAAGTTCTTAACACGAGACATAGCCTCAGTGAATCTCTGAGTATAGTTCTGAATTAAATCGTTCTCACCCTTCATAAACGTGTAAGCCTCAATCAGAGAGCCGTACAAGAGGGCAACAGAGGCGTTTATGCTTAACCAAGTCGTTCCAGAGTCCCCTGCACCAGTCAGACTGGCTGGGCGATAGAAGTAATGAAGCTCTACTGGATAAGCCACGTTTGGAGTTGGTGCTAATATAAAGTGCGTTATGTCATATTGGGCGTAGTAGCGTGGTGCTCCAACTGTGGCCTCGTTAGGGTTAAAAGACTGAACAAAGTTTACATCTTTAAACAAAACAAACTCTTTTACACTGCTGTTAGTGTAAGAAAGACTGAATGGAGCTAAAAAATCGCTAGGAAGCGTAAGAAACTTGGAGTTTACGGCGTCTGCTGAGTACGGAGTGAGAACACCAGTTTGGTTTTTTCTAAAAACATCAAGCTGAGAAATCTTTAGTATTCGCTCTTCTGCGTTTTTAATGAAAATATCTATGCTATTCACAAAGGTTGTCTCTGTGTTTTCAGTATAATTCTGAATAGCTGTTTTTAATTCTGCATATGTAAAGCTCATGATTCTGTCACCGTAACGCTACCAACTGATCCAGTTGCGACTAAGTTATTAGGCGTTAAACCAAAGTCAAATTTAAGACCTACAGGATTAAACCCATATTGGATATTCCTTTGCTCAGACAAATTCTGTTCTGGGCGTGGATTTCTAAGGGATTGTGCATCAGGAACTGCTCTTAAAGGCTCAAGTTGCGGTTCTTTCCTCTCCCACTCGTCTTTACCGACTAAAAGGCCGTTCCACTCTTTTCTCATGTCTCTTAGGCGATAACGGAACCCTGAACGATCAGATATGCCGTATGCAAATTTGCCTGTGGCATATTTAGACATATCGGTAATTCCTTAAATCTGGAGCAACGCGGAAGGACGCACGATCTCTATCTTCGTCCATTGCACGATTTAACTCCTCTTCATACACTGTTTTAAGCATTTGAACACGGTCTGGAGCGCGTTTTAAGGCGATATAATAGGCCAAACCAGCCGCTAAAGCAGGGTAAAAACGGAAGGGAACTTGCGTAGTATTGGTGTAAATATCGGCATCATCTATGCGTATTAAGGCGTCAAAAAGGACCACATCGGTACTATTATCGGGCAAAGGCCACAATTTAAGCACTGGATTTATCTGCCTATCAACAAAAAACTGCGTAGGGCGTCCTGTAGTGGTTTTTGTTGGAATACTGAGGTATTCGTCACGACTAATGCGACTTAAAGAGAAATCAGTGCCACTTCGACGTACAACAAGGGATAATATGTCGATTACGTCAGCCCCTAGAGGCTCATCACCATCTCCAGAGGTTACAGTGAAGTTTTTTTGCGCAATAGTCCATTGATTAAGGCCACGATTGGCCCAATCAGCAAATAAAAGGTTCAAAGAGCGCTTTGCGGTCTTTAAATCGTACCCTGTTCGCACTTCTAAGCCGCAACGCTCAAAAGCCTCTTCAATGTAGTCTGCTACATCTAATTCAAAGTCCTTGGAGCCTGATACGGTCATGTCATTCCTCGTTATAAAGGTTATCGAAAACCTTGTTAACATCTAATGTGTAGTCTAAATCAGATTTAGAATAATGTATATGCTGAGATGGTTTAAAGTCAGGAGCGCCTTCTCCCGTCTGGAACCACGCAGGGTGCGTTACGCGCACACGGTTGTTAGGTAACGCAACAATATTACCCGTCCACTCACCAGCATCTAATAGCTGAAGTACATGGTTTTGTTTATGCTGTGCTGGATCGTCAGCTACCTCGCTATCTGTGTAATCAACGGTAAATAGATACTTTGCAGGGTGCATTTCACCGTTAATTTTCGCCATCCACGGGCAAGGAGTGGTTCTATCCATAACATAGACAGAATGAGTATGAGAGGCGCAATCCCAAGGCTGTGCGTCATATGTTTTCATAGGTTCAGGCCATTCTTCTAAGGGAATGTCACCTACAAGTGCAGTTATTGGCATTCTAGCCCACATTGCACCACCATGCACTGTGTCTTCATCTTCGCCTTCGGCCTCATTTCCAGTAAATATAACCTGAAAACTCAAGCATCTGTTTGGTATTGTTGTTACACCAATGACCATAGCGTGCAGGAATTCGCCGTGATAATCCTCATGATTATGAGTGTATTCACGACGAACCCATGCCTTAAAATAAGGTATATTGCTGTGCAAATAAGCCATATTTTATTTTTTAACTATCTTATAGCCAGCAGGAAGAGATGCTCTTGCTGAAGCAAGTGACTTCTTACCGCCAGCGGCTCCACCTTTTGTCATACGCATAACTTTTTTGCCACCAGTGGCTCCACCTTTGGACATACGGCGAACTGTTTTACCGCCTGCTGATCCACCTTTAGACATTTTCTTAACTTTGCCACCGCTTCGGTAGCCTTTTTTCTTCATAGCCATGATAAACTCCTTATGATTGGCTTACAGCGCCTGTTGTGCGCTTTCTTCGGTTGGACATTATTTTACCGCAACCCCTTGCAACAGCAGTGCCGGGTACGTTTTTGCCATTAAACTTACGTTTAGAATTAGTTTCTACAGCACCACCATTTTCCATGTTACGAACTTTAGCGTTTTTAGTATTAGATACCACAGTTTTTCCCTTTGCTCCTGCACGTTTCTTTTTACGAGCAGTTTTTGCACGTTCTTCTTTAGAAAGGCTTTGAGCTTTTTTGCGAGGCAAGCAACGATCTGGGTTTTTCTTATCTTTTGACGTACCACAAGGGCCTTTTATGGAACCGTCAGTGCCGATACGAACCCAATCTTGATCTACCCAATCTTTAAGCGCACCCATTAGCTTTTCTTCTTTTTCTTACCCTTTGCGCCTTTAGCGTAATTAGGGTCTTTGCAGTATTTAGAAGCAGCCATATTCGCATAAGCACTTGGATATGTATCAAATGTTCGTTTAGCCCACGCCTTTCCAGCAGGACATATTTTACTGCCTTTAGATTTTTTTGAAGCGGCCCCACCTTTTCTAAAGTAACTTAAACCTCTAGGCATATCGTCCCTTTTTTGGGGCGGTTTGGTAATTTGATTACTCATTTGACTACGACCTATTGCCATTTAACACTTCCAACGCTTGCGAGCTTGCCTCAAACGGCTGTTAGGGTCTTTTGCCGCTTTTGGAAACTTCTTCATCTGCCCAGCAGATCGTGCGCAGTAAGACTTACGCCTCTTCGCGTCCTTACTTCCGGGCTTAACCTTCCCTGTCACCGCTGTTTTAAGCTTAGAACCGGGGTTTTTACTACGATATGCCTTTACGCCAGCTTTTGTCATTCCCGCCCCAGACTTTGTGGGACGGAAGTTCTTTTTGTTGCGCTTTGGCATCTCGCCTTTTTTAGAATCAGCCATACTCTTTCCGCATAGCCATAATTATGGTGTAAGTATCTGCGCTAGTGTGGCCTACAGTCGTGAAAAGGACATCACCAGTTTTGCCGCTTCCAGAATTGTTTGAAAGACCACCAAAATTAGTGTAATCTTGATTACCACTTTGGTTTTCACCTAACTCAATACAGAAAACATTAGTTGAAGCGTCAAAAAGTATTTGAACCTTCATGCCAATGCACTGCCACCATATTTTTTCTATGACAACACCTGTACAAGCTTTACCGCGAGAGTTTGTAGCCAAACCACTAACATCAACCTTAACAACCGCAGCTTCACCAGAACCATCGGAAATATTAGTAAATTTTTGAACTACTTTTTTGTCACCATCTATAAGCGTCTGTGTCGCTACCGCATCAGCCATATTAATCTCCTATATGTAGCGGTGGGGCGTTAACCCCACCAGATTAAACATTAGCCGTTGTCATGGTCTACGGCCATGCCAGTGATGCGAATCCATACTTTACCAGCCGTGTACGCTGCGTCAGTGGCAGCGCCAGTGGTGAGATATAAAAACTTCTTAGTCATAGCAGCAAGAGTAGCCCCAGCATCTGCTGTGGCGTAAAAACCTAAAGATAGGTCACCGTTATTCAAGAGGTTTGTACCACTTGTTAATGCTGCGTCTTGTGCTGTAGTTCCTGTAGCTGAACAATCTAAGTTAATGTCTGGATCGCCGCCAGTTGGAACCTCGACACAGCCCATTTCGATGAGCATTGGAATTCCGTTTACTTCTTTAGTAATTGATCCAATGTGTGCTGAAGCTGCGCCAGCCGTACCAATCGCGTCACCAGCAGCACCGCCGCTTTTATAGCCAGCTTGAAGGTCGATAATCCATGTGGATACGATTGTTCCGTCAACCTTACTCACAAAGTGGTTTGTACCAGATTTTGGCACACCCGCACCAATTGCATTCGGCACGATACCAAAGATAGTTGCACCCGTATCTAAGCTGGCGTTGTTTGCGCCTGCGGCTGTGCCTGTGCTTGTGTCAACGACATTGTTGCCTGTGGTGGCAATCGTCTGTAACGTAAATTGTGAAGGTGTAATTTCACCAGTAGTTCCGTTTTTGGTGACTTGTTGAAAGCCGTTTTCAGACCGTACTGGACCGCTAAATGTAGAATTACCCATGAGAATCTCCTGTCAGGGTTAAGTCAGTCGCCCAATGCGACTGTCAGGGATGCCCAAACAGTACAATAGATTTTTACAAAAAGAAAGAGGGCAGTTAAACCGCCCTCTTTCAAACAAGAACATTTGTTCGTGTTATGCGCCGGGTGAACCGAATACAGCGCGTGGGTCACTAAAGCCGAAGCTATAGCGTTCACGAGCTTTAAAACGCATGTTGCCTGTGTCGAAATCAGCTTCCATGTTTGTGCGCATAGGTGAGCGCTCAAAATGTTTGAAGCCGTTAGGAGCATCAGTTTTAAGGAAGAACGCATCGGGATCAGTCAAGAAGTGGTTGACTGTATATCCTTCTGGGAGCATTCCCATGTTCTTTATCGCGTTTAGATCATTGTCTGAAGTGCCAACACGCAATGTTGATTCCAACAAACGATCCGCAATAAATTGCAGTTGTGGTGGAATAATCATCTTAGTGCCACGAAGAGCAATGATCATGTTACGCTCATCCACAAAGGTTGAGATGTCAATAAGAGCATTTTCCAACGAAGTTTCGTTGAGGTCTGCTGCTGTTGACGGCTCATTGCGGAAAGTACCACCACCCGCAAGTGGGTGAAGAGTAGAGCAAAGTTCTACGCCATCGCCACCAGTAAAGCTAGAGTTGAACGCATTGTTCAATACTGCGGCAGCTTTTACTTGCTTTGTGTGGGCCATAGAACGGGCCAGTGCTTTAGTGTAACGCGCTCCAAGACGATCATAGAGATTGTCTTCGATTGCTTCTTCAGTAAGTGCGAATGCAAGCGCTACAGTCTCGTGTGAGTAACGAGCAGTGTAGGCTTCATTTGCGTTATCAAAAGAAACGCCTGCACCTTCGGATTTTGTGGGAGCATTCCCAAATCCGACGAGCATAACTTCTTCTTCAAAAGCACGATCTGAAGTTTCTGTGTCAAAGATTTCAGCATGTTCGCCTTCGTAACGATCATACTCCATACCGAACAGGGCGTTGAGGCCCGGCTCTAGTTCTTTAACTAGTTGTGAACGTGAAATAGCCATAATTCAATCTCCCTATGCTAACCCAGCGCCTTTAACGCCGAATATATGGTTTTGAATGACTACTTTTACATTCGTATTTGCTGATGCCACATCACTGTTTTCAGGGTCTTCAGAAATATCAATAGCCTTGAGGGAAAGCGTAGTTGCAGTTCCTCCATCAGCTACTTTTAATTCAGATCCTGAAACACCAGTAGTTGTACTACCAGCGCTTGTGTAAACAACGTCGAAATTACCAAACAAGTCAGCAACTGGAAATGCTGCATCTGCTTGCACTTCAAAAACAACCATTGGGTCATCAATAATAAAGGCAATAAGATCAGAAGCATTAGTGCTTGCAGGGTAAAAATTGGAGAACCTTTGTTCTCCTGTTGTGGGGTCAGTAAATTGACACCCGTTAAATACGCCAACAATAGGTACAGTCCCGCCATCGGCGTGAATTTCCACTGTTCCACCAGTTACTTGCATAACCATGTCACCTTGGAAAATAGCTGTTCCGTAGTTTGCGGCGATTCTGTATCGGTTTTGCCCACCAGTATAGGGAGTTCCCCCTACACGTCCAATGGGGCGTAAGCCGAAGGCAGCGTCTTGATTCGCCATCTTTACTCTCCTTCAGAGTTTCCGCGTCCTTTTTGTCCAAAAGAAACGGATGATTTACGTTGTGCAGCAGACTTTGGCATGGCTGGGTTGTTTTCACGCATCCAGTCACGATCTACTGCGTCCATTTGATTCTGTGCTACACCTTGATAGTGTGCATTCCGCTGCTCGGCCAATTCAACAGGGATGCGAGCGAGAACAAGTCCACCAACACCAATGGTGCCAGCGTTGCGTCCCTCATCTACTATTGGTCCAACATAATCGGGATATTCCTCAGCGCGAACGAGGTCCCAGCCTTCTTGCCGTTTTTTATGTACGTTAGTCTTATCATCGTATTCCATTACGGATTCACGAATCCAACGGTGCTTAAAACCGATTGGTGGTTCCGGGGCTTCTAAAGCAGAACCCGGACGCCATTGTTGTGGGCGCTGTGCGCTCTCCCGCGTACCTGAGTCGCGTGATGTCCTGTCTGCCATTTTATTCACTCCGTCTATTATCTAGTTTAGCTACTTCTCGCGCATACTTATCGAGTGGTATTCTCATTTTCTTCGCAAACGCAACTTGACCCGGCGATAATTCTACCGATTTCTTCCGCCCTGATTTTACTGACCGTCCATTGGACGCGGGAGCAACAGTCTGAGCGTTGGACCGTTTCTCCTTAAACTTTTGAGGCATTTCCTTACGCATACGCGAGTCGATTTCTTTATAGTAATCGTCTGACGTAGGATCGTAGTCCTCTTCCAAAACTAGAGTTTCGTGAATAGCTTGAGCAGTTCGCGTCATAATGCGATCATTTCCAAACCAGCTATTCTTATCTAACCAACCATCTAGTTTTTTATCACGAGCGGGAGCCGCTTGTTGCTGCTGAGGCTGCTGAGGAGCCTGAGCTTGCTGTTCTTGTTGCGCTTTCTGCTGTTGGCCTTGACGTTCAATCTGACTCTTTTGAGAGCGAACTTTGTCTTTGGCTACAGCAATCTGAGCAAGAGCTTGTTGAGCTTTAGCTGCACGATCATAATCGCCAGCTTCACTTGCTTCTGCGTAAGCACGAGTTGCTTGGGCTTCTTGAGCCTTCAAGCGACCTTCGGCTTCTGAGTTGTACCCTGCACTAACTTGTTGCAGGCGAGTCTTCATGGACTCGTTTTCTTTTTTGATTTCTTCAGCGTATTGATACGCAGCTTGAGCTTCTTCGGATGCTTGCTTGCGTTTCGCTGTGAGTTGATTGATCCTGCGCTGAACGGATTCGCTATAATTTTCTAGCTCATCGTCCCCGGATGATTTACCACGAACATTTGTTCGGCTTTCATCGTCGTCGTCAGAAGAATCAATATCATCTACTTGATCTTCTTCAACTTCAACAGAAGTACCGTTTTCAAATTCGTCGTCTTCACGAATATCTTCAGACATAGCCATTTTCCTTGCTCTCCATTAACTTATACATACGAAATGTCTTTAGGGTCAAGGATTGTCGAGATAATATTATCGTCATTTATAATACGAACCTCAAGTCCTTCCACTTTGAACCTATTTCCACTATATCTTCCTATAAGAACCCAATCTTTCTCATTACACCAAGGACCACTTGGGAACTTCTGGGTGTCGCTGTATGCGTCTGGTCCTAGCTTAACAACGTAGGCCGCAACAGTGGCGAAAGATTCACGCTCGCGAACTGAATCAGGAACGATAATTCCGCCCTTTGTTTTCTCGCTAGGATAATAAGGAATGATGAGGACGCGGTAGCCTGTAGGCTGTGGCAGTCTCTCTAAAGATGATTGCTTTATTTCTGAAGGATCATCTGCGTTTTTGTTCTTGGCACCTTTACCAAAGGCATTTTCTAATGGTTTGGGAATCTCTGAAGATTCTCCTGTGACATTTCCCGCTGCTCTTGCAACGTGTTCTGGCACAAATAACTTTTTAGTCATCCGCGTACTCTATACCTTTCATCGCGACTTTGAGTTCTTCCTCAACGTAGGCCATGCCGCGTATTTCGCCCACTATATACCGATACTCCTCAAAGGTTTGTATCGAACCGTCCGCAAGCCTGTCTTTTAGACGGGCATCGCGCTCACGAATGCTCTTATATAGATATTCTGCTAAGTGTAGTGCATCCATACCGCATATAGTATGAGATTATGCGGGAGATACAAGTAGAAATACCAAGAAATCAGAAAATACCTTGGAATCTCTGGGGCCTTGCAATACTGCTGAACCTACTTAGATTTTTTGACTTTTGTTTTTTTATTTTTGGCAGGATTTGCAACTGGCTTTTTAGTCCACGCTTCGTTTTCTGATGTGGCTGGGTCATCTGCAATAAAGTGTCCGTTTTCATCTCGCGCCCTCACTTCTTCAACAACAACTTCTACTTGAACAACAGGTTCTGCTATGACAGTTCCACGCTTTGCTGCACGAATTTGTTCAACCATTTTATCTCTTACTGATCCCATTTTATTGATTCCTTGTGTTAGAGTTTAGAGCCGCAATGTCTCTCTGTGTTTGAATGCGGTTTTCTGCAATTCTAGTCTTATCTGCTAATGCAGCCTCAGAAACATCAATACGTTGCTGCGCGGTAAGAACATCATTCTGTTCTCTTTCACGAGCAAACTCTTGCTTTGCTTCAAACTCAGCTTCTTTGCGCTGTAAGTCAGCAGCCTTCAACTGGAGTTCTTGGTTCCTGATGTCCACAAGTGGATCAGACTGCTCAGGTGGACTAACCGCTTGAGCAAGCTCTTCAGTCAAATCAGCGATAATTTGTGCCGCAAGAGAATCAATCTGTGGCTTAAACTGCGCCATAGGATCAGCAGGAGGCTGTTGACCTTGTGGTCCGCCCATCTGCCCTTGTTGTTGCATCATCTGAGCTTGCTGTTGCATCATCTGCATTTGCTCTGGTGGAATCTGAGACATAACTTCCTGCTGTGCCTGTGCCTCTGCAAGTAGACCTATATGCTCCTGTATGTGGCCCTGTAGTGCCATAATGGCATTCGGGTTCAGTTGCATGGCTGGAGTAGACATAACTGCCATGTGAGCCTCTATGTGAGCCTCGTGGTCTTGCTCTGGGAATGCCTGTAACGGAGCACCCTGTAAAGCCAACTGGTTTTCCTTAGATGGATTAACTGGTGGCGGTGGTGGTGGCGGGGGTGGCAGAATGCCATCAATATTAGTTACGCCTAACGCTTCGTACATCTTACGATACGCTTGATATAGACCCTGTGGCCCACCGTGTATCTGTGGATTGGATTGAACCAACTGCAACTCTGTCTGTGCCAATGCAATGCGCTGGGACATAGAGAAGATGTTAGGATCAGAAACAGGAAGCACATCTACGCGATTATCAAAGTCTTGTGCGAAGATTTCAGGACCCATCTGCATGTCTGCTGGATACGGATAAGCCTGCACAGTCTCAGAGAAAATCTTAGACAGAAGCTTAAACTCAATACGCTGAGAGTAATGCAAACGCTTGTGGATCGCGGACATAACTTTAGTGCCACGCTCCATGATAGCCATTGTAGTTCCAACAGGCGTATCTCCGCCCATCTCGCCAACCTTCATGTCAGCCATTGATGCGAACCTACGTCCAGCATCTACAAGTGTACCAAGAAGGTTATAAAGCGTCCCTGAAGGCTCCTTGAAAGGGAGGGGCATCAAAGAGCCTTGCAGGGTGCCTCCAACCACATCAATATCGCGGAACTCACCGGGCTGAAGGGGAGAATCTTCATCACGGATACGAGCGCCACGGGCTTTAAAGCCTGCTGGTAGGTTAGAGAGCGTGCCTGCATCTATAAGTTGACGCAGGATAGACGTAGAAGCTTGAGCCAATCCACCAATCATATGCGTTAGACCTAAGCCATAAAAGCCCAAACCGGGCAGGAATTTGTAGTGTACAAAATACTGCTTTGCACGCTTCATAGGGTCCATTGGATCGTAATTCCTGCGCACAGAAAGAACGTCACCTGAGTCAGCAATCACGGTTACAATGTACGGAAGCTTTAATCCTGTAGGCTCGCCATCAGCACCCAAATCCTCAAAGCCATCAATGTCTAAGGATGTGTGAACTTCATACAATGTAAGTTCTTCGGAAGGACCAGAAGGGTGAATGCCTTGGATGTCATCAATTGACTCTTCGACTTCATCCATAGAAGAATCACTACCTTCAGAATCGCTAGGAAGATCAATATCACGGTAAAAGCCTGCAAGTTGTAGCTTACGAATCTCGTTAGAATCCATAGACAAACGATGTGTAATGCGAGGCGAAGACGCAAAATCAGACGCGCCATAAGGCACGATGATGTCTTCAGCGTGAATAAACTTACTAACAGCGCGACCCTTTAAAGGATCGAAGTAAACTTTCTTGAATGTAGAACCAATCACAGGGAGATAGAACAACATCTGATCCATCTCAGGATCGTATTCTTCCATTTCGTAAGTGATCATATAATTCATATAATCTTTAACGCGCTCTGCCTGCTTAACGAGAATTTCGTTCTGAGCGCCAACAACCTGTGATCTGACAGGTCCGCTAGATGGTAGCATCTCACGGTAAGCTTGAGCTTGAAACTGTGTAACGCTCTCAGCAAGTAACGGGTGGATAACGCCAGAAGAACCTTCAAACGGCTCACTGCGCTCCTCAGTCTTCATGCCAAGGAACTCAAGGCCCTTCTTGTAAGTGTCTTCCCAATCGGAACGGGCAGAAAGGTCATCGTCTATAGAACCAACAAGATTAGAAGATATATCGTTTAAATCTCCTTCGTCCATAACGTCAGCCAAGTTCCCCTCGAACTCGATTTCTTCTACAGGCTCGCCTTCTTCTTCGTATTCGCCAACAACAGCACTACCATCATCAAGCTCAGTAATACCCGGAACTTCAGGAAGAAGATCAGGTAATTCAACCATACGGGTATTATCTTCAACCATAGGCTCGTCGGGAATTCCGCCAGCACCTAATCCTTGTTCAATCGCCATTTTAGGCTCCTGTCATAATGCTGCGGTTAGTCTTCATCAACATCTTCAGCAATTACTTGTCCACAAGTGGGGCAAGTAATAATAATTTCTTCTGAAACGTCCTCATCAACAATGTCTTCAACAATCAATACCTCATCTTCAGGCATGTCATATTCAGGCATATCATCATAAGGAAGATGAATGTCTATGGTTATTTTAGGCATCACTTCACCCCAGTAAACTTAGTGCCACTGAGTGCTGCACCGCCACCACGAGAGTGACCAGAGTTTGAAACCTGACCGCCATGTTCGTAACTTCCCATAGATGGATCGTTATCTGACATCATTGAACCGTCTGGCATCTTGTGGCTTCCCATAGGTTTAACAGCGCCACCTTCCATGTATTTAACAGCAGCTTCTGGATTCATCTTTTGCTGAACCGCTTCTGGAAGCTTAGAAAAGCCTTTAAATTTCTTTGGTGTATTTGGCATTATTTTATTCCTTTAAATTTTGGGCCACGGCCTGACATGACGGCACCACCATTGTTAAAAGCACGGACAGAGCCGCCTTTGGCTTTTCTAATAACAGGCTTTTTTGGAGTTCCTCCAACTTTTTCTAAGAATTTTTTCTTCTTTGATGCTTTGTCTTCGGCAGCCGTCGTAGCCCTGTACACGCCATCTATGCCTTTGCCTTTGCCTTTTTTTTCAGGTTGCTTTCTAGTATTAAAGG